TGCCAGGAGCCCTTGCCCAAGGTTTCGGGGACGAAGTACTCGGTAGGCACCTCAAATTATGGGGGTTGTTTGCTGAGTATCTGTTTAGCTTCTTAGACAGAGTGGGAAGATTGGTTACGTATCTGTTGGCCTCGGTTAACTTAGAGTGGTACGTGGGCCTGTCTGATGAAGCGAAAGCAGTGGGTGAGTTGGCTTTAGTGTTGCCGATTCTTTGGTGGTTTTATAAACGGACCACTTTTGAACACAATTTGGTAGCGCCGAAGGTCCGACTGGCCGATAGGTTTCTAGGACAATTGCTAGGAGAGAAAGGGATGGAGTATCGCGTTCGTGTAGATGGACGTGAACTTGTTCTCTCAGCTGATGAAGAAACCTGCCTCCACCAAGATGAAATGGCTATGCCTAACTCGGAATATTTCCCGTGCAGAGCGCAACCTATTGGAGCAATATTGGTGACTACTGATGACAAGGATGTTCAAATTTTTGGAGTGTTTTGGCGTATGGACGAGTATCTCGTTACAGCCAGACATTGCAGCAATACGCTATACCAGTCTACAGCTAAGGTCTACCTAGCTTCGATTAAGCCGACGAGTAAAGGTAATTTTGTGGTCGATAGATCCAATATGTACCGTGCTGACGAACAATTTTTCTCGCCTGAGAATAACGTTATAGCCTCTTACGATGTCGACGCCTTTGCTACGGAACTGACACCGGGCCAATGGTCAACCATAAAGGTGACCAAAGCTTCCACTAAGGTGCGGTCGTGTTATGGACAGCAAATCCAGAGCCACGGGTTTACTCCCGATGGTTTGTTGGTAGCTGCGTCCGGCAAAACGTTGCCCGACTCAGGACATGAAGTTCTGCATCACACAGCTAGCACTCAAAAGGGGTTTTCGGGATCTATCATTTGTTGTGGAGGAAGCGTGGTAGGCATGCACGTTAGCGCAGCCGGAGATCACAATGTGGCGATTCGAAAAGAGCTCATACAGTTCCTGATTGATCAGGGTACAGGTCTTGAGTCTAACTCGAAGAACAAGAAGAAGTACACCTACGCCGATGCCTCCTACAAGGAGATGTATCGCCAAAATAAATGGCGCGGCGGTGTGGCTAATCTTAAACAGATGCGCGACGGAAAATTCGCGATTGTTCTGGATAACGGAGAAGCTACTTTTGGGTGGGACATCCAAGGTTTAGTAGAGTGTTTTGGATTGACTGGTGATCGAAGGCGCGATGAGGATTATTTTGAGGACATGATTATGGACACGATGTCCAAGGGCCGACATGTTACTTTTGATGACGATCGTTATCGCCGAAACGAGAATGCAGACGTGAAGACGAGCAAAGCTAAGAGACCGACACAAGCGAGGAAGAAGAACGTGGCCAAAGCCACCAGTAACAGCTTCACCGTAGTAGAGGGATTGAAGCCTGTTCACGGTCCGTCAGTGCCGACACCGAAACCTGAAGCCGTTCAGGTTATAGAGGAATTGAAAGAGAGAATCGATTCCCTTGGTTACGAGGAAGGAGCTTTTAGACACCCTGAAATGACTCCACAAGCGGAACGTAAGTCGTTGGAGAAACACTTAGATTTGTATGAGAAACGTTATGGTAGCATTACTCACGAACCTACAGTCGACGAGATAGCCCGGTGTTCGAGTTTAACAGCTCAGATGCTGCAACCGGCTTCGTTCATCCCAGATGAACATTACGATCAGCTTGAGGGGGTTTCTGACATTATCCACTCATCAATCATCAACCCAGGAAAAGCTTCTGGCTACCCCCATTGTTCTCAGGGGATGCCTTTAAATAAGCAGGTACTGGCTAACTTTGGTGAGAAAGGGTTCGCACAGCTAGTCATCAACGAGTGGCGCAAAGAGCGTATCGAAGGCAAAGTGCTCATCAAGGGCGAGCCGACGAAAGCTAAGAAACTCGATAGTGGTATGCCGCGCATTGTCATTAACCTTCCCCTCGAAACTACGGTGAAACACGCATCGGTGTTTAAGAACTTGTTAATTAACATCGTAAAGCAGTGGAAGAAGACTCCGGTTAAATACGCTTTTGCACCAGGTAATCCTGGCCACATTGAGCATTTAGCATCTTGGCTCCCAGGCAAAGTCTGGGAGAGCGATAAGAGCAATTGGGACTACATGATGTTCCCATGGATCGTGACTGCGTGTCGCGATACCGTGAAGCACTTAGCTGTTCGGCATCCCAACTGGGATGAAAACCGATACCAAGGCTATCTACCTGACGTGGATGATTGTTTCGAAGACATCTTTTCTAAAGTTGTCTACCGCACATCTGATGGTGCGGTTTATACACCGAAGCACTCAGGCATCATGAAGAG